CCACAAGTAACTTCTAGTGTAACAATTGGTGACGCAACAGACGTTACAGTAACAACATCAGGTGACTTAGTTGTAACTGGTGATTTAACTGTATCAGGTGATACAATAACAGCCAACGTAGGAACATTAACTGTTGAAGATAAAAATATAGTATTAAATTATGCAAGTGGTAGTGATACATCATCAACTGCAAACGGTTCAGGTATTACAATACAAGATGCTGTAGATGCTTCAAATGATGCTACGATATTATGGGATGCTACAAATGATGAATTTGATTTCTCACATCCAATAAATGTAACTGGTAAAGTAACAGCTACAGGTACTTCAGTATTTGCTACTCTTGATATATCAGGTGATGTGGATGTTGATGGTACTTTAGAAGCAGACGCTATAACATTAAATGGTACAGCTTTAGGTTCTTTATATTCACCTATTGCTGGTAGTTCTTCTATAGTAACCACAGGAGCATTAAACTCTGGATCTATTACATCAGGATTTGGAACAATAGACACTGGTTCTTCTGCAATCACAACAACTGGATTAATTTCGGGTGGTTCTTTAGATATTGATGATGTTGTTGTTAATGGTTCAACAATAGGTCACACGAATGATACAGATTTAATGACAGTTGCTAGCGGTGTTTTAACTGTAGCAGGTGAAGTTGATGCAACTAGTTTAGATATATCGGGAGATGCTGATATCGATGGTACATTAGAAGCTGACGCAATAACAGTTGCTGGTACAGCTCTAAATACAGTTGTTGATAATAGAATTAAAGCTGTACAAAAAACAGCAACAATAGATGTTAGTGAATTAGATAGCTCAGCACTTAAATGTAATATTGCTCACGGTTTAACATCTAATAACATTATTGTTAAATTATACGATGGAACCACATATTTAGATGTATTTGCCGATGTTGATAGAGTAGATACGGACACAATACAAATAGTCTTTTCTGCAGCACCTAGTAACGACATAGTAGTTGTTATACAGGAAATAATTGGAGACAATATAGGAGCAGGAAGTGATATTACTTACCCAAGTTCTTAATAGATAAACAATAAAATATAGACGGTGCGTGAGCACCGTTTGTATTATTTTAATAAAAGTATAATATGGCGATTCAGTTTTTAAGTGATTTAGATTTAGGTAGTTTAGGACATATAAATGTTGGAGCGGATGGTGTTAGATATGCTGCCACCACATCTACGTCTTTAACATTTTCAACTAACACTTGGTCATTAAATAATAGTGGTGGTGCAGTATTATACTGTAACACAGGTGATAAAGTATTTGCAACCGGTGACATGGATGTTAATGGTACTTTTTCCTGCGGTACAATTACAGCCAGTAATGGAGTAACACTAACGGGTTCTCATTTAACCCTTGCAGATGAAGTTAAGCTTAAAATGGGTGCTGATAGTGATTTTAATATTTATCACGCTCCTGGTACACATAGTCCAGATGGAGGTACAATAAATGTTGGATCATGGATAACAAGTGATTCAGGTAATTTATTAATTCACCAATCAGATGCTGACCAAGATATTATATTTATGAATGACAATGGTAGTGGTGGTGATGCAATTTATATGACTTTAGATGGTGGAACAAAATCCATAGATATAGGTGTACCTTTAAATGTTGGTGTTGACGATGCTGGGCATGATGTTAAATTCTTTGGTGATACAGCTTCAAAATATTTACTTTGGGATGCAAGTGCTGATAAATTAATAGCAACCGGAGAAATAGAAGCAGGTTCATTAGATATATCTGGAGACGCGGATATAGATGGTACTTTTTCCTGCGGTACATTTTCACCTACTACTTTATATAATACATCATTAAAAATTGGTAGACAATATACAAGTTCTTCAGATCAAGAATTAATTGATTTTTCAACTGACGGTAGGATTACATTAAACGTTAATGGTGCTGAAGTTAGATGGAATGGATCTGCTCTTGTAGGAGGAACTGATGGTGCTAGAGATTTAGGTTCTACTTTAAAACAATGGAAAGATCTTCACTTAGCTGGTGATTTATATGTAAAGGGAAGTATAGTACAAGGAACACCAGCGGCAGTATCTGAATCTAGTGGTACACACACGATTGTTCTTGCTGATAATGATAATCATAATGTAACTGTAGGGAATGAAGCAACTACTATAGCTTTAACGGTAGCAAGTGGAGATGTTGGTAAAACCGGTATGATAGTATTAACAAATCCTGCAAGTGTAGGATCATTATCTTTTGTGGCATTACCAAGTTATATGTTAACACCAGATGGAGCTACTATAAATTTTGTAACGACAGCAAATGCAATTCATATTATATCATACTATGTACATGCGACAGATAAAGTACTTGTGAATTATGTTGGTAACTTTGCGTAAAAATGAAATCATATGAAAAACCTCGGATTTACGAAAAAAGATTTTTGGCTAACAGCTACATCAAAGAGCACATCAAAAAGTACATCTCACTCAACTAGTAAAAGTACATCTTGGTCGACTAGTAAGTCTACAACTACTACATACAATACTAGTACAACAGATTTTACATTTTACGCAACAACTTATAACACTAGTACAGATACAACTACTACTTATAACACATCTACAGCTACTACCACAACTTATACAACAACGTGGGCTACAAGCAAATCTACAACAACTACATACGAAACCAGTAAGTCTACAACGACTACATATGAGACGTCTTCTATAACTAGTAAGAGTACTACAACAACATGGAGTACCAGTAAGAGTACAACCACTGTTTATAATACTACTAAAAGTACTTCAACTGCATATGAAACTAGTAAAAGTACAACTACTACCTATGAAACTAGTAAAAGTACAACTACAACGTATAATACTAGTACTGATACTACAACTACATATACAACTACTTGGACGACAACGTTTAATACAACTACAACATACAATACTAGTACAGTAACTAAACTGCAAACTGATTTTGGACAATCAACGTCAAGAAGCACTACAACTACTTTTAACACAAGTACTACCACTACAACTGCATTCAATACTAGTACAACTACCACTACTACATACGAAACTAGTCATAATACTACAGAAAGTCGAAGCACAACAACAACATACACGACAACGTGGAATACTAGTAAAAATACTACAGAAAGTAGAAGTACAACTACTACTTATGATACTACTACAACGTATAACACGAGTACAACTACCACTACTACCTATACTACAACATGGACAACGACATTTGGCACGACGACCGTATATAATACTAGTACCACTGTTAAAAGAAATACTGATATGGGTCAGTCAACTTCTAAAAGTACAACAACTACGTATAATACGAGTACAACGACAACTTATACTACAACATGGAATACTAGTAAAAATACGACAGAGAGTAGATCAACTACTACTACGTATACCACAAGTACAGCGTTTAATACAAGTACTGTAACTAGTAAATCTACCACTACAAGTTGGACTACCACGTATACAACTTCAACAGTATATAACACAAGTCACGCTACATCTACATCAAGGAGTACTAGTCAAAGCACAACTACTGCATATACTACAACTTGGGCTACTAGTAAAAGTACTACTGAAAGCAGAAGCACGACAACAACATACACAACAAGTACAACATATAACACTAGTACCACAACACAACATAGTACAACCACAAGTTGGACTACTACATATACAACATCAACAACTTATGAAACTAGTCATGCTACTTCTACATCTAGAAATACTAGTCAGAATACATTTACAGATTTTACTACTTCGTATAATACTAGTACATCAACAACTGAGAGTAGAAGTACAACAACCACGTATACAACAACAACAACGTACAATACTAGTACTACAACAACAACTACGTTTAATACATTAACATCAAAAAGTACTACAACAACGTGGTCAACGAGTAGATCTACAACGACAACATGGTCAACTAGTAGATCAACTACAACTACTTGGGCCACTAGTAAATCAACTACGACCTCTTGGGCTACAAGTAGAAATACAACTGAAAGTAGAAGTACATCAACGTCTGCATCAACAACAACAACATATACCACTAGTAAAAGTACAGATACTCAATATAGTACATCACAAAATACAACAACCACTTATTATACAAATATAGAAACAAGTAGAACAACTTCAACAGGTGGGTGTGCAAGAGGATGTATATAAAATTAAAATAATATGGCAACACAAATACAAAACGCATACAAAGATGCAACATTAACATTTACAGATGACAAGATAACTTGGAATTGTCCCCATCCAACAAGTGTTGGAGGACCTGGGGTATATGAAGTTATGATGGAATGGGAACAACCTATTATGGAAAAAATGGCAGAACTTGCTGTATCCGAAGGGGACCATGTTCTTGAATGCGGTTTTGGTATGGGTATATTATCTAATGCTATTCAAGCTAGAAACCCTGCATCACATACGATATGTGAATTTCATCCACAAGTAATAGAAAAAGCTAAAGCGTGGGCAGTTGGAAAATCTAATGTTACAATACATGAAGATAAATGGTGGTCATTATATGGTACAACTGGCAGATACGACGCTATATTAATGGATACATATGCAGACGATGATTTACATGCTAAATTTAGAATGTTTTGCACAGCAAAAATAGTAAAAACTGGTGGTAAGATTACTTGGTGGAATTTTAGTGGTGGAGATTCTGATGAATATATGAAATTTTATTGGACAGACGGTATAACATTTACTGATGTTTCTGTAGATCCACCTATGAATTCATATTATAATAAAGATATTTATAAAGTACCTCTTAAAATATTAACACCACCCGCAACAGGAAGAGGTATAGTTAGTGATGTAACTGTTAATATGCCTGATTCTATTACAAAAGAAATTGAAGCAATACATAATCACAGTATCGTAACATGCGCTGACGTTAGTAATCCTAGTTTAGTTAATCAAACTTGTGGTAGAACACTTGTTATGGTATGTAAAGGAGTTTACGATATAAACAATGGGTTATTAAAAGTAACTGGTAATCATCCAATGATAATAAAACGAGATGGATCGTGGGTAGAAAAAAATATGAATGAATTAGTTGTTGGTGATAAACTTTATAAAATAGATAATACTGAAATAGAAATAACAAGTATTGATTTTGATAGTTCAGATACAAGGCACACTATAGCTAGAGTGTTAATTGATCATAATTATTTTGTTAACAATATTTTAATGAAAGGAGGATCTGATGGCTAATACTACTACAACTTATATGACTCAGGCGAATACGTCTAAAAGTACATCTACAAGTTGGGAAACAACTAGATCAACCACAACTTCTTGGAATACTAGTAAAAGTACAACTACCACGTGGAATACAACAACTACGTATACCACATCAACTACTTTTAATACTAGTCAAAGTACAACAACAACATATAATACGAGTCAAAGTACCACTACCACATATAACACAAGTATTAGTACTACAACAACCTTTAATACTAGTCAGAGTACTACAACAACATATAGTACAGCTACAAGTAGAAGTACTACAACAACTTGGGCTACTAGTAAAAGTACCACAGAAAGTAGGAGTACAACAACGACATATAGTACGTCAACCGCATATAACACAAGTACAGTAACTAAGAGGTTAACTACAACAACATGGACTACAACATTTAATACAACTACTACTTATAATACATCAAAAAATACAACTGAAAGTAGGAGTACAAGTCAAAGTACAACCACTACTTATACTACTACGTGGGCTACAAGTAAGAATACAGCCGAAAGTAGATCAACAACTACTACATACTCGACTACAACTACATATAATACATCTACTGTTACTAGTAAATCAACTACTACTACGTGGACAACAACATTTAACACAACAACCACTTATGAAACTAGTCATAATACAACAGAAAGTAGATCAACTAGTCAGAGTACAACTACTGCATACACAACTACATGGAGTACTAGTAGAAACACTACAGAAAGTAGAAGTACTACAACTACTTATACAACATCAACAGTATATGCAACTAGTTCTATAACTAGTAAAACTACAACTTGGTCAACATCAAAATCTACAACAACTACTTTTAACACAAGTACTTTCGATTTTACATTTTATTTAACAACTTATAATACTAGTACAAGTACACAAACAAGTAGATCAACATCTTCTATAACAAGTAAATCTACTACAACCACATGGAGTACAAGTAAAAGTACAGCAACATCACATAGTACAACTACTACATATACTACCTCAACAGTTTATGAAACATCTTCTATAACTAGTAAAGCTACAACTACAACGTATACAACGTCTACAGTTTATACTACTACTAAAGGTACCACTACAACATGGGCAACTAGTAAAAGCACGACTACAACGTGGTCTACTAGTAAAAGTACTACAACGACATTTAATACAAGTACACTTGATTTTACATTTTATACAACTACTTATAATACAAGTACTAATACAGCTACAACTAGATCAACATCATCAATAACTTCTAAAAGTACCTCTACAACTTGGTCAACGTCAAAATCTACTACTACTACGTATAATACGTCTACAACTACTACTACAACGTATAATACAAGTACCAATACCACAACAACGTATGAAACTAGTCATAGTACTACCACAACATATAACACAAGTACTTCTACTACTACGACGTATACTACTACGTGGAATACTTCAAAGTCTACTACCACAACGTATGAGACAAGTAAAAGTACCACAACAACATATAACACAAGTACTGTAACTAGTAAGTCTACTACTACAACGTATGAAACAAGTAAGACTACCACAACTGTATACAATACTAGTACTGTTGTTAAAAGACAAACAACATATACTAATTCAACTAGTAAATCTACTACTACTGCTTACAACACTAGTACCACTACTACTTATAATACAAGTACAACTACTACTTATAATACAAGTACAAACACAACTAGGTCGTGGTATAGTACTTATGTAAAGAATTATAATACAGAGATTGATAGACTTAGCAGGTCTACAACTTAGGTAGAAAACACTAAAAATGTGTAATAATATATATACTAATATAAATTAAATTTAATAATATGGAAATGTTTAATAAGAAGGAACTAGACAAGAGAATAGGTCCCCTTAAAAAAAATAAACGACTATATGAACTAGAAACAATCGAAGGATATGTTATTAGGAAATGTAGTGAACTTGGTTTAGAATCAAGTTATGATGTTTTAGCAGAAGAAATGCCTTATTTTAAGACAATGGGTTATACAGAGTTTGCAACAAGTTTTTATATGCAACCATTGAATCTTAAACAAAGGAACGAACAATTAGCTGATGCATGGAATTCAAAACCAGAATCTGTAGAAGATTATGCTAGTTATTTGATAAATAATATTCAAAAAAACACTGCTAATAAATATACAGATAGATCTGAAGAATTTGATAAGTATCCACCAAAAGATTATTTGGTTGTATTACCTGGATCAAATAAAATAAAATCTAATATCTGTTTAAATAGATTAAGAGAGATTAAAAAGCAACATGGAGATAATATATATTTTAAACCACACCCAATAACAACTCATCAAATAATTGGTGAATTAAAGGATTTTTTTGGTGAACAATGTATATTACCTAGAACAATTGACATGTATTACTATATGCAAAAAGCTGAAGGTGTTTATACAACACATATAAGTGAAAGTGCTATTTATGCTGCTCTTTTAGGAAAAAGAATAGAACCAATAGATGTTTGGAATAATATTATGCATGGATCATTTTCATGTATAAATAGTTATCTCTTTACAAACCAAGATAATATAAAAGAATTTATAAATCATACCTTCTCAAATCATAAATCAGGGATTATTAATCCCCATGTAGATAAAGATTGGAGAGCTAAAGTTGATAAGTATTTTGACTATATTATGGAAAAAAGAGAGGTATATAAAGATTGGTTTATTACTAAACCAAAGAAGAAAGTGATTAAAAAGTAAAAAGCGTGACAATTGCGTGATAATATAAAAGTGAAATAAAGTTTAATTAAATAATAAAATAATGGTAAAAAACAAGAAAAAACCTACAAAGGTTACAAAAGAAGAATTAAAAACTATACAAGATTATGTTACAGCTATCAATAGAACACAAATGGATATTGGTGGTTTAGCTTTTCAACAACAAGTAGGTGTACAAAAAATAAATACTTTACAAGAAAGACTAAGTGAATTTAATGTTAGCTTACAGAAAAAATATGGAAAAGTTTCTGTTAGCGTAAATGATGGAACTTTAAAAGAGATACCAGATGAGCCAGTTGATAAGAAAAATTAGTATAGGTAAAGATTATAAAAACGAAGCTATGCATTATGCCGTAGATCAAGAGGTTTACGGCGGGCATATTATTTGTAATATAATTGAAGAAGACGATAAATATAGTATTTTTATTAATAAAGGTGACGAAGTATTACCTTGGAAAGATTTTAATAAAAATATGGCTATAGCAGTTGAATACAATTTAGAGTATTAGTGAAAGGTATATATAATTTTATAGTAAAACCAAAAGATACTAGATACAATAATACTAAAAAGATAGGTGATAAAGAGTTAATTATTAACACTGATAATTTCCAACACCAACATGTTAGTAGAGAAGCTATAGTAATATCTGTTCCTAAATCAATTAAAACAGATATAAAAGTAGGTGATGAAATAATAGTGCACCATAATATATTTAGAAGATATTTAGATATTAGAGGTGATGAGCAAGATAGTAAAAGTTATTATAAAGACAATATGTATTTTGTTTTTATTGATCAAATTTACGCTTATAAAAGAAATAAAGATTGGATACCTTTAGACCAGTACTGTTTCGTTAAACCTATTAAACCTTATAGTAAATTAGATACCAATAAAGAAGAACCTTTAATTGGTATACTGAAATATACTAATAAAAAATTACCTAAATCAGGTAGTTTAGTTGGATTTACACCTAATAGTGAATATGAGTTTGTTATTAATAACGAACGACTATATAGAGTAAGAACACAAGACATTGCAATTAAATATGAATATCAAGGAAAAGAAGAAGAATATAATCCAAGCTGGTTATAAAGCAGTTGAGGAATTAGTAAAAGTTGCCAAAGAACCTATAGTTGATAGTGATGATGATATATCAGCTGATAGATTAAAAAACGCAGCCGCAACCAAAAAATTAGCTATATTTGATGCTTTTGAGATATTATCTAGAATTCAAGAAGAAGAGAATTTATTAGAAAATAAACCTAAAGAAGAAAAAGAAAAGAAAGCTTTTGGGGGTTTTGCTGAAAGAAGATCTAAATAATGTACGAGCAAAATTTATATAAGGTTGTAGAACCTTTAAAGATAAATACTATAAAAAGGCTTAATAAGAAAAAAGCCTGGAAATACGGATATAATAAAGAACATGATATTGTTGTTATATCTAAAACTGGTCAAATAGGTGAAATATATGAAATACAAAACTTTCAAATAGCTTTACCAAAAGAACCAAAGAAAATATTTAGTAGATCTGAAGATAAAAAAGAACAATACTGGGAACAATTTAACTTACCTAAAGAATTTAAGAATATAAGAAGTATTTTTGATTGGAAGCAGTATCCAGATGATTTTAAAGAAAACTGGTTTGATTATATAGACGATGAATTTAATCGTAGAGAAAATGGGTTTTGGTTTAATAATAAAGGAATTCCAACTTATTTAACTGGTACACATTATATGTATCTACAATGGTCTAAAATTGACGTAGGTGCTCCAGAGTTTAGAGAAGCAAATAGATTATTCTTTATATTTTGGGAAGCTTGTAAAGCTGATAAAAGATGTTATGGAATGTGTTATTTAAAAAATAGACGTTCTGGATTTTCTTTTATGTCTAGTGCTGAGAGTGTTAATTTAGCTACAATATCAAGTGATGCTAGATATGGTATATTATCTAAAACTGGTGCTGATGCTAAAAAAATGTTTACTGATAAAGTTGTACCTATATCCATAAACTATCCATTCTTCTTTAAACCGATTCAAGATGGTATGGATCGACCAAAAAGTGAACTTGCTTTTAGAGTACCTGCTCAAAAGTTTACTAGAAGAAAAATAACTACTAACGAAAAAGTAGAAGAAATAGTAGGTTTAGATACTACTATTGATTGGAAAAATACTGGTGATAATAGTTATGATGGGGAAAAACTCAATTTACTTGTACATGATGAAAGTGGTAAATGGGAGAGACCTGATAATATATTAAACAACTGGAGGGTAACAAAAACATGTTTACGTTTAGGTAGTAGAATTATTGGTAAATGTATGATGGGTTCTACATCAAACGCATTAGACAAAGGTGGTGATAATTTTAAAAAACTATATAACAACTCAGATGTTACAAAACGAAACCGCAATGGACAGACAAGCTCAGGACTCTATTCTTTGTTCATACCTATGGAATGGAACTACGAGGGATTCATTGATATGTATGGAATACCTGTATTCAATACACCACAAGAAGAAACTTATGGTCCTCATGGAGACTTAATAGATATAGGTGTTATAGAACATTGGCAGAACGAAGCAGATGGCTTGAAGAATGATCAAGATGCTTTAAATGAGTTTTATAGACAATTTCCAAGAACTGAAGAACATGCTTTTAGAGATGAGGCAAATAATAGTATATTTAATTTAGTTAAAATATATGAACAGATAGATTACAATGAGGAAATGAATCATGGTATATCTACTGGTAATTTTCAATGGATTAATGGTATAAAAGATACAAATGTTATGTTTTATCCAGATCCAAAAGGAAGGTTTAAAGTTAGTTGGATACCAAAACCTGAACTACAAAATAAAGTAGTAAACAACAATGGTAGAAAACAACCTGGTAATGAGCATATAGGAGCTTTTGGGTGTGATAGTTATGATATATCAGGAACTGTTGATGGTAAAGGATCTAAGGGTGCTTTACATGGTTTAAGTAAATTTAGTATGGAAGATTGTCCACCTAGTCAATTTTTCTTAGAATATATAGCTAGACCTCAAACTGCTGAGATATTTTTTGAGGATGTTTTAATGGCATTAGTATTTTATGGGATGCCATTATTATGTGAAAATAATAAACCTAGACTTTTATATTATTTAAAACGTAGAGGTTATAGAGGTTATTCAATGAATAGACCTGATAAAGTTTGGAATAAATTATCAGTTGCTGAGAAAGAAGTAGGTGGTATACCAAATACTAGTGAAGATGTTAAACAGGCCCATGCTGCTGCTATTGAGATGTATATACAAAATAGTGTTGGTATAAAACAAGACGGAACACATGGTAACATGTATTTTAATAGAACATTAAACGATTGGGCAAGATTTGACATAATGAAAAGAACAAAGTACGATGCTACTATAAGTTCTGGTTTAGCTATTATGGCTTGTAATAAACATTTATATACACCATATGCAGATAGACAAAAAACAAAGTTAAATATAAGTATATCTAAATATAAAAACAAAGGTATGCATTCAAAATTAATAAAAAAATAATATGGCTGATTCGGTTTTAAAAGGATTTTTTCCTAGTCAAGTTGTTAGCGATCAAGAAAAAATGAGTTCAGAGTATGGACTTAAAGTCGCTAAAGCTATAGAAAGCGAGTGGTTTAATAGAGATTCAGGTACTAATAGATTTTATAATAATCAAAATGAATTTCATAAACTAAGACTTTACGCACGAGGAGAACAATCAATACAAAAATACAAAGATGAATTATCGATAAACGGTGATTTATCTTATCTTAATTTAGACTGGAAGCCGGTACCTATTATACCTAAATTTGTAGACATAGTAGTAAATGGTATAGCTGATAGAAGTTATGATGTAAAATGTTATTCACAAGATCCATATGGTGTTGCTAAAAGAACACAGTACATGGAATCAGTATTAAGAGATTTAGAAACTAGAGAGTTAACTAAATTCGCAAATGAAGCTTTTGGTATTAATTTAGCTGAAAATGATCCAGAAAGATTACCTAATAGTGAAGAAGAATTACAACTTCATATGCAATTAAGTTATAAACAAGAAATTGAATTAGCGGAAGAACAAGCCATTAATACTGTATTAGAAGGTAATCGTTATGAAAACACTAGAAAAAGATATTATTATGATTTAGCTGTTTTAGGTATCGGTGCTGTTAAAAATACTTTTACAGAAACTGAAGGAATTAAAATAGAGTATGTAGATCCTGCTAATTTAATATGGTCTTATACAGATGATCCATTTTTTGATGATTTATATTATATAGGTGAAGTTAAAAATATTCCTATAAATGAGATAAAAAAACAATTTCCTGATTTAGATGAATCTGAAATGGAAGAGATTTCCAAATCTGGTTTCCAAAATACTGGTGTATTCTCAACACAACAATCAAGTAGTGATTTAGATAAAAATACTGTTCAAGTTTTATATTTTAATTATAAAACATATATGAATGAAGTATATAAAGTAAAAGAATTATCATCAGGTGCTACTAAAATAATATTAAGAGATGATCAATTTGATCCACCTATTGAGGTTTATGAGAAGCAATTTGGTAAAATGCAAAGATCATTAGAAGTATTATATGAGGGTGCTTTAATAGTTGGTAGTAAAAAATTACTTAAATGGGAACTCGCTAAAAACATGATGCGACCTAAAAGTGATTATACTAAAGTAAAATTAAACTATAATATTGTTGCACCTAGAATGTATAAAGGAAAAATAGAATCATTGGTAAGTAGAATTACTGGTTTTGCTGATATGATTCAATTAACTCATTTAAAGCTACAGCAAGTAATGGCAAGAATGGTACCAGATGGTGTTTATTTAGACGCAGATGGTCTTGCTGAAATTGATTTAGGTAATGGTACAAATTACAATCCACAGGAAGCATTAAATATGTTCTTCCAAACTGGTAGTGTAATTGGTAGGTCATTAAACCAAGAAGGTGATATGAACCCAGGAAAAATACCTATACAAGAAATACAAAGTGGTGCAGGTGGTCAAAAAATGCAATCATTAATAGGTACATACAATTATTATCTTCAAATGATAAGAGATGTAACCGGATTAAACGAAGCAAGAGATGCTAGTACACCTAGTGAACACTCTTTAGTTGGTATTCAAAAGTTAGCTGCAGCAAATAGTAATACCGCTACAAGACATATATTGCAATCTGGATTATTTTTAACAGCTGAAACTTGCGAAGGTGTATCACTTAGAATATCTGATATATTAGAATATTCACCAACAAGAGAAGCATTTATTCAAAAAATTGGTAATCATAATGTAGGGACATTAGATGAGTTAACTAATTTACATTTATATGATTTTGGTATATTTATTGAATTAGCTCCAGATGAAGAAGAAAAACAAATGCTTGAAAATAACATTCAAGTTGCTCTATCTAAAGGATTAATTGATCTTGAAGATGCTATTGATGTAAGAAATATAAAAAATATTAAGTTAGCTAACGAACTACTTAAAGTAAGACGTAAGCAAAAAGCAGAAAGAGATCAGCAATTACAAGAGCAGAATATTAAAGCTCAAGCAGATGCTAATGCTGAGGCACAAAAAGTTGCAGCTGAAGCTGAAGTTCAAAAACAACAAGCTTTAGTTCAAACTAGTTTACAATTAGAAGAAGGTAAAGCTCTTTTAGAAGGAAGTAAATTAATGAAAGAAGCTGCTATTAAAAAAGAACTTATGAATCACGAATTTTTAATTAACATGAGATTAAAAGAAATGGAATTAAAAGTTGTGAAAGAAAAAGAAACTGAAAAAGAAGATCGTAAAGATGAAAGAACTAAAATTCAAGCATCTCAACAATCTGAATTAATAGATCAAAGAAGTAATAATAAACCACCTAAAAACTTTGAATCTATGGGTAATGATACATTAGGTGGTATAGATTTAGGATCATTTGATCCTAGATAATTTGTTTAATTATATAATATTATATTATGGCTAAAAAAGAAGAAAAGGTAGTTGAAGAAATTCAACCTACTGAAACTAAAAATGAAAACAAAATATCTGAACCGGAAACAAAAGAAGTAAAAAAAGAAGGTGGAGATATGAAAGTTAAACTTCCAAAAACACCAAAACAGTTTGTTAATGAAAAAGATAATGAACCAGTAAAAGTTGATTTAAGGAAGAAAAAAGAAGAAGTAGTAGAAGAAAATACTACTAAGGTTGATTTAACTAAAAAAGAAGAAGTTAAAGAAGAACCTAAAGAAGAGGTTGCTAAAGAAGAAGTTAAAGAAGAGGTTAAAGAAGAAAAAGCTCCTATACTAGAAGAAATTGTTGAAGAAGAACCTGTAGTTAAAACTGAAAAAGAGGTTAAAGAAACAGTTGATAAACAAGTAGAGAAGTTAGAAGAAAAAGTAACCGAGGCACTTGATAAAAATGAATCAAGTGGAAAAGAATTACCGGAAAATATTCAAAAAGCTGTAGACTTTATGAATGACACTGGTGGAAGTCTTGATGATTATGTAAAATTAAATCAAGATTATAGTAAACATGATGATACAAGTTTACTAAGAGAATATTTTAAACAAACAAAACCTCATCTTAATGATGAAGAAATTTCGTTTGTAATGGATGATCTCTATTCGTGGAATGAAGATAATGACGACGAAAGAGACATTCGTAGAAAGAAATTAGCGTTAAAAGAGCAAGTTGCAAACGCTAAGAGCCACTTGGAAGGCTTAAAATCCAGGTACTATGAGGAGATCAAGGCCGGTGTTAAGTTAACGCCTGATCAACAAAAAGCCATTGATTTTTTTAATAGATACAATGAAGAGAGCGAGAGTAATCTCAAATTAGCAGAAGAGCAAAGAAACACATTTACTTCTAAGACAGATGAACTGTTCGACGCTAAATTCAAAGGTTTTGAATACAACGTTGGTGAGAAGAAATATCGTTACAATGTAAAAGATGCTGGGAAGCTTAAAGAAAACCAAAGTGATCTTAATAATTTTGTTGGTAAATTCTTAGATAAGAAAAAACAACTACAAGATCCCCAAGGTTATCATAAAGCTTTATTTACAGCAAATAATCCTGATGCTATCGCAAATCACTTTTACCAACAAGGAAAAGCTGATGCTATGAAAGAAAGTATGGCAAAAGCTAAAAATGTTGACATGACACCAAATCAAACGCATGGAAATACGATTGATCATAGTGGCACTAAGTATAAAGTAATAAGCGGTGATGATTCTAGCAAACTTCGAGTAAAAATTAACAAAATTAATTAACATTTAAAATTTAAAAACTATGGCATTAGCTGGAACTGGTGCAGAATTAATGCACCTTACTCCTAGACCTACTAAAGATCTATGGGGTAGTAATTATTTAAACATCGCGGGAAACGATTTTAATTTCGCGAAACAGTTCCTTCCAGAAGTATATGAAAAAGAGGTAGAAAGATACGGTAATCGTACTATCTCTGGTTTCTTGAAAATGGTTGGTGCTGAAATGCCTATGGCTTCTGATGAAGTCGTATGGTCAGAGCAAGGCAGAATCCACGTAGCTTTTAACGATGTACAGATTGCACAAGACGATCACAGTAGCTCTCAGTTTACTTTGATTGCTGACGCAACTGGTCCATCTGCTTTAAGACAGACTGCTGCACAAAAGAAGTCTTTACTTAAAGTTGGTGATACTATCGCTGTAAGTAAAAGTGGAAATACTGTTAAAGCTTATATCACTAGCATTCACGCTAGTAACGCAACTTTCGTAGCGGCACCTTATAGTGTAGCTGATTTCTCGCAAGCTGGAACTGCGTATGACGCATCTTCTGCTGCAATAACTGGAATTAAGTTATTCGTTTATGGTTCTGAATACGGAAAAGGAACTCAAAATGTAGGTAATTCAATTGACGCTAAATTTGACTCTTATAGCAATAAGCCAATTATTCTTAGAGACAAGTATAGTGTAAACGGATCTGACACTGCTCAGATTGGTTGGGTTGAAGTTACTTCTGAGTTAGGAACTTCAGGATACTTATGGTATCTAAAGTCTGAGCACGAAGCAAGACTAAGATTTGAAGACCAATTAGAAATGGCAATGATTGAAGCTGAAAAAGCTGCTTCTGGTGTGACTATCACTCCAGGTGACGTTTTTGGAGCTACAGGATTTACAGCTACTGGTTCTGAAGGTCTTTTCGCTGCTGTTGAATCAAGAGGTATTGTTTATAACGATGCTGATTTTGGTGATACTGCTGCTGGTGAAGGAATTGTAGAATTTGATAACATCCTTAAAGAGCTTGATAAGCAAGGTGCTATTGAAGAAAACATGATCTTTGCTAATAGAGACATTGCTTTAGCTATCGACAAGATGCTAGCAAACCAAAATTCTTATGGATCTGGTGGAACATCTTATGGTGTATTCAACAACCAAGAGGATATGGCGCTTAATTTAGGTTTCTCTGGTTTTAGAAGAGGTTCTTATGACTTCTATAAAACTGATTGGAAATATCTAAATGATAGCACTACAAGAGGTAATGCTGATGATGTAGAAGGTATTATAGTACCTGCTGGTACTTCTACTGTTTATGATCAAATTCTTGGTCAAAACGTAAAAAGACCTTTCTTACACGTTAGATATAGAGCTTCTGAAGCTGATGATAGAAGAATGAAATCATGGATCACTGGATCTGTTGGTGGAAATTATACAAGTGACGAAGACGCAATGAACGTTCATTTCTTATCTGAGAGATGTTTATGTGTTCAAGCGGCTAATAACTTTGTATTATTGAAGAAAACAGACGCGGTACATGGTGACTAATCAATCATCTAAATAATTAAAGACATTTTGGAGGTATCATAAGTGGTACCTCCAGGTCTTTATTTTTACAAATTTTTTAATTATATTATATTATGGAAACAACATGGACAATTAAAGATAGAACATATATTCTATCTGGAATTAAACAACCTTTGGTATTTACTGTACCAGGGAGACACTCAAGGAAAAGACCTTTGCTTTGGTGGGACGAAGAAATGCAACAACAAAGAGAATTAAGATATGCAACAAATCAAAATTCACCATTTGTTGATGAGCAAAAAGGTCAAATAACACTTGGTAGGATTGTATTTAGAAACGGATCATTATTTGTTCCTTCAAGAATGCAGAACCTACAAAAACTATTATCACTTTATCATCCGCTTAAAGATAAAATGTATTATGAGCATGATGCACAAGTGATAGCAACAGATCAACTTGATGTTATAAACTTAGAAGTTGACGCATTAATTGCAGCTAAACAATTATCAGTAGAAGAAGCTGAAGCTGTTTTAAGGGTAGAATATGGCAATGCTGTATCTCAAATGACTTCGAAAGAAATACAAAGAGATATTTTATTATTTGCTAGACATAGATCTGAATTATTTTTAAGATTAATGCAAGATGATGATGTTCATTTAAGAAACTTTGCAATAAAAGCTGTTGAAGCAAATATTATAAAGTTAGCACCAGATAACAGATCATTCCAATGGGCAAGTAATGGTAGAAAATTATTTGAAGTTCCTTTTGAAGAACACCCATACTCAGCTATATCTGCTTGGTTTAAAACCGATGACGGTTTAGAAGTAGTTAAAGCTATTGAAAAAAGATTATAATAATCACTTATAGAGGTGACCATCTCTATGAGGTGGTTACTTACTATAAATAAATAAAATATGGCAGTTAACGTAGACACAGTATATCAAAGAGTACTAGCAATAGCAAATAAAGAGCAAAGAGGTTATATAACACCTCAAGAATTTAATCTATTAGCTAATCAAGCGCAGATGGAAATATTTGAACAATATTTTTATGACTTAGATCAATTCAGAGCAAAACCAGGAAATGATACTACGTATTCTGACATGATAGATTTAATAGAAGAAAAAATAGATATTTTTGAAAAATATAGAATAGCAATAGCATTACAAGATGCTACAGTCGAAAACGGACTATTCATGCTACCTGACGGTTACTATCGTATGGGTGAATTATATTATCTATGTAATAATAAATACTTAGAGATAGAAAAAATTCCTCAGAACGATATACATCATATATTAAACTCACCTTTAACCGAACCAACAATTAACAGACCTGTATACGTTAGAGCTACTGGCCTAACAGGAGATAATGATAGACAAGTACAGTTATATCCGACTACTATAACGTCGGGTGTAGTTTGTAATTTTATATCTAGACCTAGTACAGTAGAGTGGGCTTATACCACAGTATTAGATGAAGCTTTATATAATGCTAATAATAGTACTAATTTTGAATTACATATGTCTGAAGAATCAAACTTAGTAGTAAAGATATTAGAATTAGCTGGAGTAGTTATTAAACAACAAGATGTTTATAGCATAGCTAATCAAGAAGAAGTACAAGATAAACAACAAGAAAAAGTATAATAAATGGGATTACTAGGAACAACAACACAACAATCGTATTACAACCAAAGTAAAAGTTGGACAGGAGATGGAACAGGTGGATCTGGAACAGTATCATTTAATGTAGCTGCTATTGATTTTCCTACAAGACCTACACAACAAACTGAGATACGAGTATTTATTGATAATATAGAAATATCAACAAGTAATTATAGTTATAATGGTACTGATCCTAATGATACAACTGTTGATAACTCTTATAATCTTGTTTTTACAAATTCAGGTATAAACACAACTGTACAAGAAACAAACGGAGCGCCTAAAGTTGGTTTAGTTATAACATTAGTAGAATTAAACGCAACAGAACAATATGGTACTTATCAATATATAGGTATTCAAGATTTAATTAATAACTTTATAATAGCTTATGTAGGATTAGATAAATTAATACATAAAGTTAAAAGAGCTGATTTATTTTTTCATGCACAAAGATGTATTGCTGAATTAAGTTATGACACATTAAGATCTGAGAAATCACAAGAAATAGAAATACCACCATCATTAACAATGGTATTACCACAAGATTATGTTAACTATGTAAAAATTTCTTATATGGATAGTGATGGTGTAGAAAGAATATTATTGCCAGCAAGAAAAACTAGTAATCCTACATCGTTATTACAAAATGATGATTACGATTATTTATTTGATAGTGATGGTAGTCTACTTACACAACAAGATTCAGATACATGGGAAAAATATAAAAACGCTGAAGATCCAAATGTCTTAAATGATAATATAAATGAAGAGCATGATGATATAGATAGAACCTTTTGGTTAGGTGGTAGATATGGTATTGAACCAGAAAACGCTTCTGCTAATGGTTTATTTTATATAGATGATGCTAGAGGTCGTATTTACTTTAGTGGATCATTAAGTGGTAAAACAATAACTTTAAAATATATAAGTGATACACTAGGTACTGATGCTGAAATGCAAGTACATAAATTTGCTGAGGAAGCGGTATATAAATGGATAGCTCATGCTATTTTAGCAACTAGAATAAACACACCAGAGTATCTTGTAGCAAGATTTAAAAAAGAGAGATTTGCTGAAATGAGAAAAGCTAAATTAAGATTAAGTAATTATAAATCTGAAGAACTAGCTCAAATAATGAGAGGTAAATCTAAGCACATAAAACACTAAGATATGCCAGAATTAAAACATCATTTTCGTGCAGGTAAAATGAACAAAGACCTGGATGAAAGAATAGTACCTAATGGAGAATATAGAGACGCACAGAATATAGAGATTTCTACTTCTGAAGGCGATGACGTGGGTACTATTCAAAATGTTAGAGGCACAACTCAAATAGTTGGTAAAACATATAACTCGAATACTCAGACAATAACTTCTAATTGGTCAACTGATAGCTTTGGTTTAACCAACGCTGTTTGTATTGGATCAAAGTTAAATAATGAAAATGATAGAATATATTGGTTTATAACATCAGACGAATCTGATTGTATTGCTGAATATGATGATATTAAAGGTATTATATCACCAGTATTAGTTGATACAGCTAATATATTAAATTGGACTTCAACGGATTATATCACAGGTATAAATGTTGTTGAAGGCATGTTATTGTGGACAGATAATAAAACAGAACCAAAGAAAATAGATATTGATGTTTTTAAATCAGGTTGTGCTGCTAACTTTACAACACATAGTAAATATACTGGTAAAAAAATATTAGCTCCAGATTTAGCTGCTGCCTCTGCTTTTGAAGAGAAACATATAACTGTTGCTAAGCGAGCTCCAATCACAGCACCTACATTAAATATGGCTACCTCAACTAGAGGTGGTAATGGTACAGGAGATAATCCAGTTGTGGTTACTAACTCTATAGCTTCAATGTTTGCTACTGTAGATGGAGATGGAATAGCTGCTGGAACTGCAGTTAGTTTAAACTTCGTGCCTCAACCAAATTTTCAAGTTGGTGATATTATAACTCTCACAGCGACTTACGAAGAACAAGCATCACAAACAAATTATGAAATAAAAGTAAGGTTAACAAATGTTACAAATAGTGGTTCAACGTGTGCGGCTATAATACAAAGTATACCAGTTAGTGTTCCTTATCAACCATTAGTATGGGAGGCTTTACTAAGTGAAGAGGGTGTGTTGTTTGAAAAGAAAATGGTTAGGTTTGGTTATAGATGGAAATATACTAGTGGTGAATATTCTACGTTTTCTCCATTTAGTGAATTAGCATTTAAACCTACCTCGTTTGAATACTTATCATCTGATGGTTATAACGTTGGTATGATAAATAATTTAAGAAACTTAGAGATTAATATAACAGATACAACACCTGTAGATGTTGATGAAATAGATATACTATATAAAGAATCAAATAATCAATTAATATACGTTGTTGATACTTTAAAAGAAACTGATGGTGTAGTTCCTACAACATACAAATTGGAATCTGAAATTATAGGTAAAGTTGTAGAGTCAAATCAAATGCTTCGTCCATGGGATAATGTTCCTAGACAAGCATTAGCTCAAGAGGTTACGGCTAATAGATTGATATATGCTAATTACTTACAAAATTATAACGTACCTCACTTTAATCAACCAGAAATTGCATTAGTAGTAAATCAAGCTCCTATAACAACAGTTAAAGATCCTGAATTATCTGTTAAATCTCTTAGAACATACCAAGCTGGTGTTGTTTATATAGATGAATATAATAGACAAACTCCAGTTTTTACTAGTTCAGGAGCATCTAAACAAACAAGTAAAACATATGCTGAAACAGTAAATAACTTAAGCGTTCAGTTAAGTAATACTCCGCCTAGTTGGGCAACACACTTTAAGTATTATATTAAAGAAACTTCTAATGAGTATTATAATTTAGCTATGGATAGATATTATCTATCTGAAGATGGTAATGCTTGGTTAAGTTTTCCTTCGTCAGAAAGAAATAAAGTACAAGAAGATACTTATTTAATATTAAAGAAACAGCATGATTCTGATGTTTTTGTTGGTGTTCCAGCAAGATATAAGGTTTTGGATATATCAAACGAAGCTCCAGATTTTATTAAGTTAATTAAAAAATCTATAGGAGCAGCTAATTGTAAAGTACATTCTTCTAACGCACCACAAATAGGTAGTACAACATTTAAATTTCTTGGACCAGATCCATTAAATACTCCAACATTTGCTGCTGGATTCACATCAGATTGTTTAATACAAATAACAGTAGGTGCAAACAAAACTGAAAAATATGATATTGTAGCTGGTGGTTATACTGGAGAAAAAGACGATGATGATCATATTTACTCGGTTAGTATTGATGAACCTTTAAAAGAAGGTGAAACTATGTTAGATGGATTATCTGATGGAGATCCTATAACTATAACACTTTTTGAAGAAAAATTTAAAAGAAAACCAGAGTTTTACGGTAGATTTTTTGTTAAAATAAATAGAGATGCTGCTTTTGATACTAATATTATAGAAACATATCCAGATGTACAAGCTGAATGGGGTATATCTAATAGTAGACCAGTATATGCTAATTCTCAAAATAGTGGTCCTGGTGATGGTGATCAAGAAGCTTCTTGGTATGACACTGGGCAAAGTAGTACTCATGATTGTAGATATATAACATCAGCGAACAACGGTCACCCTAAAATGGGTAGTAAGTTTATGAGAATATATTGGACTGGAGCGCCAAGTGGTTCACCAAAGAAAAAACATGATAAATCAGATACTATAAACTCTTGGTTGAAATCATTATCTCAAGCTGGTACAAAATTTAGATTTAAAGGTTCAACTAGTAATAATACTAGTGAGGTTTATGTAGTTGTTGGTTGTACTATAGATTATCAATATAGAAGATGTGGTAACTTTAAACGAAAAAGATTAGGTAGTAGTAAAAGAAGAGAATATAAAATAGAGTTTGAACATGAGTTAAATAAAACTCCTTATGAAGATAGTTTTACATTTGGTAGTGATAAAATTGATGAAATACAAATAGTAGAAAAAGTAATAGATAGTAATAATGAAACTATAACATCTGACAATCCTGCTATTTGGGAAACAGAACCTAAAGAAGCTATAGACATGGATTTATATTACGAAACAGGTAATACATATCCAATATCAGCGCATGGTACATTACATACATTACCATTTCATAATTGCTTTTCATTTGGTAATGGTGTAGAATCTGATAGAATAAGAGATGATTATAACGCTATTAGAATAGATAAAGGTGTTAAAGTTTCTACTGTATTAGCAGAACAGTATAAAGAAGATAGAAAGAAAAATGGTTTAATATATTCTGGTTTATTTAATTCTACAAGTGGTGTAAATAGATTAAATCAATTTATAGCAGGTGAATCAATAACGAAAGATCTTAATCCACATTACGGTAGTATTCAGAAACTACATGCTAGAAACACTGATTTAGTTGTATTATGTGAAGATAAATGTTTAAAAGTATTAGCAAATAAAGATGCTTTATATGAAGCAAGTGGTAATCCACAATTAACAGCTACAAATAGAGTATTAGGACAAGCTATTCCTTACGTTGGTGAATATGGTATTAGTACAAACCCAGAATCATTTGCGTCATATGCTTTTAGAGTTTATTTTGCTGATAAAAATAGAGGTGCAATATTAAGATTATCAAGAGATGGATTAACTCCTATATCTGATAATGGTATGAAAGATTATTTTAAAGATACCTTACCTGAATCTACTTTAATATTAGGTAGTTACGATGATAGTAAGGGTTTATATAATTTAACTTTAAATAATCAAACAGTGTCTTACGATGAGAAGGTAAACGGTTTTCCGAGCTTTAAATCATTTATACCAGAAGCAGCTGTTTCTTTAAACAATAAATACTATTCGTTTAAAAATGGTAATTTATGGGTTCATACAAATGAAAGTAGAAATAGATTTTATGATATTTCTGCAGGACAAAATGATGCTTCAAAATATTATGAATCTTCTGTAATATTATTGATTAATGATATACCAGAAACAATAAAAGGATTTAAAACAATAAACTATAGTGGTTCTAGATCTAAAATATACACTAACAATTATGATACTGGTAATGATTACGCTAATCCTACTAGTACTGATACTCCAGGTTGGTATTGTAATTCTATAACAACAGATGCTCAATCTGGATTTATAAAAGAGTTTATAAAGAAAGAAAATAGATATTATAATCATATTAAAGGAGACGCTACAACACTTGGTAATTTAGATAGTCAAGAATTTAGTGTGCAAGGTATAGGTCAGTATTCAGCAATGACAGGTGATACAACACCTGATGATCAAACCGTAACGATTAATTTAACTGGTATAGCTCAAGCAAGCGTTGATGCTTACAGTTTTGATGTAACACCTACCACAGAGATACATAGTACTAAATCTACTACAACCATGACTATAACTCCAGATACTGGTAGTACATTAACCGCAGGAGATTTAAGTGTTGGATCAACTGGAACATATGTTGATAGTGTTGCATTTGCTCAAAGTGGAGATAATGTTATAGCAACTATTAATTTCGCTGACGGTGTTAACATGCCAAATAATGATTTAACTATTAATTTAGCTGTTACTGGAGATGCTGTTACTAAAAAATATCTATTAAATGATTTAGATTTAATATATAATACAGATGATAATATAACAGTAACAAAAGTTTGGTCAGGTACTGGTAATGCTATTGCAGAAAAACACTCAGATAGAAGTGGTTTACCTGGAGAATATGAACAAGATCTTCAAGTTGTTACTATAGAATTTAACCTAGACGCTGGATATATATTCTCTTCAATAACTGATAAACCAGAAATAAGAGTTGAAGATACTAATCCAGAAAGTTATTACACTATTACTTTTCAAGATTATGATGATTCTGGATCAACTATGACTATAGGATCTGGTGGAAAATTAATTAGTGATGTTGATAAAAGAATATATACCATAAAATATAAATTCCCTGCTACTAACACAAATGACAATATTATAGTATGGAATGCCAAGTCTACAACAGATGCTTACGCGGAAGATAATAAAATAAGTGGATATAACGTAGAAGGATTAACAACAGTTAATAGATTTGAAAGTACTAAAAATGTTAAAATATATGGTAAACCTAGTACGTCTACATTTACATTTAAAAATCATACAACATCAACTGCTAGTACGTCTGGATCGAGTGTAACATTAACTTTATCAGCTGCTAACAATGATATAAGAAATGGTATGCTTGTTACTGGAACTGGTGTTAGTGGAACTGTAACAGTTTCAAATGTTGATGGAACTACAGTAACGTTATCATCAGCTCAAAATATTAGTAGTACCACAATAACATTCTCAGAATATTGGACTGGTAGTGCTTGGTCAAGCACAGCTACAAACTTAACTGTTGATGCACAAGGTGTTTATACAGTTCCTTTAGCATTTTATGAAACAACTGTATCTAAAAAATATTACATAACAATAACCCCTGTTTCACCAACAACATTCCCTGATGTTCTTGGTAAAATAAGAATAGCAAGAGTTGCTGATACTTCTAAGTATTGGGAATACGAAGTTACAGATGTTGTTGATGGTACAGGATATTGGAAATTAACAGTTCAAAACGCAACTGGTGGATTATCACCATTAAGCACATATCCAGGCGGTGATGATTTATTAGTTTCATTATATGATAATAATGGGGTAATTTATAGTGATTTTACAGATAAAACATATGATTGGAGCCAAAATACAGCAGACTCAGATCCTACACAAGGAATAGTAAAAGCAAATAATCAGGTTCCACAAAGTGCTACTATTTTATATATAGATGAAGAAGATAAAACTGCAGCAAATTTAGATGCACACTTTACAAGATTAAAAGATACAGTTACTATAACCGGTAGTGTGTATGATAATTCAACGCCAGGTTTAGTACAGAATCCTTTTTATATATATCAATATGCTGATACTACATTAACCTTAACAGCTTCTGGAACAGGTATTACAGTTACATCAAGTAATGTGACATCTACTTATACAGCTTTAGGTTTTCCTGTAGAATCATCTAGTTTCTTTAAAGTACCTTTAACAATAACTGGTACAGCCACTAGTAATATAACAAAAGATAGAGATCCAGAACTTGAAGATTTTACAAATTACGATAGTAATGAAATGGATTGGGATTATGAGCTTACAAGTGTGACCGTAGATAATTCACCATCTCCTAAAACAATATCAATTGTTGGTAACGTTTATGTGGATAAATATGGATCAGCAAGCACAACATCTTCTTTACAATTAGATAATTTTATAAGTCTTGCTTCTGGTGGTAGTAGTGGTGGACAAATAATGTGGGTGGCATCAGCAACAGGAGCTCTTGGTGGATTTATTAATGTAGCTAAGGGAACTTATAATGATGGTACATACAGTAGAACAAATAGTAAATTAGTTGATATTGGTGTTGCTAATAATACAGCGTTAACTGGAACAGGTACTATATATGGTAATTTCTATGGAAATACTGCTAGTCAAATAACATTGTCTATAACTCCTGGTCCTGGAAATACAGATTCTGGTACAGCTTGTGTTGATGGTTTATCAATAACTAAAGGTACTTTATCAGGTAGTGGTGCTAGTCAAGAATTAACATATACATGGGCTGGAGATTTTGATGAAGTAGTTTCAGCATCATCAAACGCTGAGATAAATGTGCAAGTAGAATTAGATAATGAACCTTAATAGATAATTATGCCTTATATAACAATGACTTTTCCACATGTTAATGATTCAGTTCAAATTGGTGATACATCATATTATCAAACAAGTGGAACAACAAATATAACTGAAATGGGAGCTGTATCAGCTGTTACGCCTACAGCTATAACAACATTTATAGGTGGTACAACTACTAGACCTACAGCGAATGATTTTATATTATTTAGTAAAGATAATAGAGGTAACACATCTGCATTAAGAGGATATTATGCAGAAGTAAAAATGTCTAACGATGAAGCGTCGCAATGTGAACTGTATGACGTTGGTAGTGAGATATTTGAATCTAGTAAATAATGTGTAATAATAATAATAACTTAATAAAAATTTAAAAACTATGATGCAAGCAATAAGCGGTATGGTTGGTGGATTAACTGGCATAGCGAGTGGAATAATTGGTGGAGGTAAACGAAGAAAGGAACAAAGAGATGCAGAAAAAGAATTAGCTATAAACAAAGCTAGATATGAAAACCTAGATACATCCAATCTAGCCGCAAACATGGAAAATACTTTTGAAGATCTTACAGTAAATACACAACAAGCTGATTTTCAAGCACAACAACAACAACAAGCTTTAGCTAACACTATGGGTAGTATGAGTTCAGCAGCTGGTGGATCTGGTATAGCTGCATTAGCACAAGCTATGGCAGGACAACAATCCCAAAACATACAACAGGCATCTGCTAGTATAGGTCAGCAAGAAGCAGCAAATCAAGCAAAAGCAGCACAAGGTGCAGCTAATGTTCAAACAGCTCAAATTCAAGGCGCTCAAGCATCAAGAGAAGCTGAAGCTGCTAAAACAGAAACATTATTAGGTATGTCTCAACAAAGAAAAGCAGCTGCCGATGAAGCAAGAGCTGCGGCAACAGAATCAATAACTTCAGGAATTGGAGATACAATTGGTGGTGCAGCGTCTATGGCAATGGGTGGCGGAATGGGTGATTCGTTACAAGGTTTTATGGGTGGTTAAAAAATTAAATAAATAATATGAGAGCAAATAAAGCGTTAATTCAAGGAGCATATTCATCAGCTCCAAAATTTCAAAGTTATCGTATAGGTAGAAAAG